TCACTATTATTTGACATTATATAATTATAAAAAGAATCACATTCTTTTGTCATTTATTGTATTAATAATATTTTTTTTTTATGTATTAACCTAACGTATCCTAATATTTTTTAATATATATATAAATGATAATAATTCTTGTTTTTTTTGTTTCAATTCGTTAATTTGTTTTTTATTTTTATAATAATCACATATTTCTTTTAAATATATATTTTTATTTAAAATATTTTTAATAAAAAATTCTACTTTTTTACAATTTCTATTTACATATTTTTTATTTATACATTTATTTATAGTTTTTACATCATTATTTAATATATATATATAATCAAGTACTAGTGTGTATAATTCCCAATAATTCATCTTTGATCTACATATTGGGCATTTAACAGTTTTATATTTTAAAATTATATAATCATCTTGCGTTATTAATTTTGATGTTATATACATAAAAAAACATCCAAAATGATAATTATGATTACATTGTAATATAATTTTTGATATATTTAATCTTACTTTTATATCTTGATTTTTATTTATGTTTTCTTTATTTTCGTTTATATCTTCCAAACAAAAAACACATTCCTTATTATAAACATGCTCAATATTATTATCAGTTATAATAATTTTCATCACGCATATAATTCTAACAAAAGTTTATATTTATCTAAAATAGATGAAATACAACCATTATTCACTTTTTTTTTACATAAAGGACAATCTAATACGAAACCATCACCATCACTACTTTCTATAATTTCACTAGATTCTGTTACGTAATATGATTCTGATTTATTTTTATTTTGTGGTAATGGTGGTATGGTTTCTAGAGATTTTTCTGAGTTGATTTCTATATCTTTTATTGAATTATTTATATACTTAAAATATTCTACAATACTTAAATTATTACTTGACAATCTAGATGTTTTACTTGACGATCTAGATGTGTTACTTGACGATCTAGAAATAGATGTAAAATTATTATTATTTTCATTTTGATTTATATTATCGATATTAATATTTGAAAATATATATTCATTATAATTAGATTTTATATATTTTGTAAAACAACATAAATGAAAAATATGATTACAATTTAAAAGTAATATTCTCGTATTAAACCAATCTAAATTTAGACCTTCTACATTTTTCCCGTTTTCATTTTTATATTGTTCTGTTAATTCTACATTTTCTAAAAATTCATTTAAACAAAAACAACATTTTTTTTGATTATAAGGAATATTATTTAATATTTCATGTAAATCATGATTTTTATCGTACAATGATAATTCTTGTATTACAACACATCTATTATTTTTTATATAAAACCCAATCATCTTATTGATTATATAAAAAATAATAAAATAATAGTTTTTTATGATTTTCAGTGTAATTTTCCTCCGGAATGTTTCTTTTATAATGGACACCACACACTTTGCCATGGATTTTTAGCACCTTTCATATAAACTATATCAGAAGGTAATGGGTAAAAAATTCTATATAAATTTTTATAAAGTGTTTGATTAACATATGCATCAGTCATTGATCTAACTTGACTACTTGGTCTTGCAGCAGTTTCACCTAACATTGGATCTGCATATTTCCAATTATTATAAACTAAATTAAAAAGTCTATTAATAATAAATGGTTGAGCTGATAATGGATTTTTAGTTGTTGATTGTGAATCAACCATACTCATCGCTCTCATCATATCATGATCTTCATGTACTAAATTATGACAATGAAACATATAATCACCTTTATGTGGTCCAAATCTTGCTAAAACATAAATAATTTCACTTGGACCTAAATAAAATACATCTTTTGGTGACCATATTTCATTTGTTCTTAACCCAACTGGTTCTATACCACCTGGTATTTCACGATCTCTCCGTAACAAAAAGAAATCTACTAAATGCATATGAACAGGATGAAACCAACCTCCACCACTTTTAAATTTCCAAACTTCCCATGTATTTTGTCCAACATCACTTGCCGCAATTTTTGCTGTATCCCATGTTTCACCATTAATTGTCCAATGACCATTTGTTCTTCCAAATACCATTTCTCTATGATATTGTTCAGCCATTGCCATTGCCATTGCAGCATCACGATCAGGTTTTGTCAAAACATTAAATACAGGTTTTAATGGATCAGGTGTTGTTTGTGTAGTCAAAAAGACTGGAGGATTTGGTTCTAAAGGAACAGCTGAAAAACTAGCTCTAGAAAGTAAATGTGAATGACAAAAATAAGGAACGTTTTTCATAATTTTACTATCAAAATCATTCCAAAAATAAATTGTTCTACTACCATAATTTGCAAAATTACACACGATTTCGTATCTTTCAGCTACACCTATAAGTAATCCTTCTACTGGAAATGCTATATGTGAATTTCTAAACCCACCATCCGTTGCTATAACTCTACATAATCTTTGAGATATATCATTTAAATTATGATCTTTAATTTTAAAAAGATAAGGTCTTGATACAGCAGCATTTAATAATCTAAATCTATACCATTTAGGTTCTAAATTCATTTGAGGAAATGGAATTCCATTAATTAAATTTATATCACCATAAAGGTTTTCCTTATGATCTTCAAAAAAACTATATCGCAATTGACATTTATTATCTAATACCTTATCAGATAAAATCATATGAAGTTCTTCTATATCTTCTAAATTCCATGGTTCACCACAACCACCATCTTTGACTTTTGCTGATGTAATTTTAAACCCAGCTAAACCATAATATGCATTATCCGCAGTTATATGTAAAGCATGATCATGATACCATCCTGTACCAGCTCTATTATTTGGATATACATAATCTTTTACTTCACCATAACACGTTTCATCTTCTGCCCACCCATCAAATGGTGCCAAACTAGCAGATCCATGAAAATGAACACTTATAGGTCTTCCTGTTCTGCCATTTACTGATAAACATGGATTGTAACTTCCTTTAAAATATCCTGTTACACTATTAATTTGATTTTTAAATCTAACCAATGATTCATGACCAGCAGGTACTCTAATAGTTGGACCTGGTATACTTCCATTATATGCTAAAAACCATGTTCCTGGATGTGCTCGACATCCTTCTATAGAATTATCAAATGGTCTTAATTGTAATTGTGCTATATTTAAATCATAAGACATCATACAATGACCATCACCTCTACATAATTTATTTTTTGGTTCTGCATTTTTTGGATTTTTAAACATATCTATAAAAGGTGTAATTTTATATGGTGTTCCTAAAAATCCACCAACATTAATAGTAATACCATCTCCTGAAGGGCAAATCTCACTCTGTAAACCAAATGGTGATACTGGAATTGTTTGTGAATAAACATTTTTACTTAAAAATAAATAATTTATTAAAATATACATTTTATATACTATAATTTTTTTACTTTTAAATTAAATTTTTTATAAATTTATATATTTCTATTGCGTTAATTTTATATAAAATATTTGTTTAAGAAAAACAAGAAAGATGAAAAGTATATTAATCACACTTCCTTTATATATGTTATCTAATCTTTCTAATTTTAGTTTAAGTTATGAACCTTGGAATATTGTAAAGAATATATTTGGTATAAATACAAATATAAAAAATCATGAAATAATAAAATGTAATAGCAGTTATAATAGTTACTTAAATTGTAAAAACGATGAAGAAGTTATTAAAATATTTTATCCAAAAGGTAGTTATTCACCTAGTAAATTACCAGTTGGAGGAATAGGATTTTTTGCTAGTCCTAAAAAAATATTTATGGCAAATGAAGTTATTTTTAAATACCAAGTTTATTTTGATGATACATTTGAACCAGTTTTTGGAGGAAAACTTCCTGGATTATTTATAGGTAATGGAACAAAAAAGGAAAATATGGTTGGCGCATCAGGTGGAAAACATCTGAATACATCTAGTTGTAGAATAGCCTGGAGAAGTAATTTAACAGCAGAAGCTTATGTTTATCTTCCAAATAATCAACACTCTAATTTTTATAATATTTCAAATTTAGTATTAAACAATGTATATGGTCATTCATTATGGAGAGGTTTATTTCAATTTTATAAATATAAATGGAACAATGTATCAATTAGATTAAAAACAAATAGTTTTATAAATAATTTACCTAATTACGATGGAGAATTAGAAATAACTATTAATAATATTAGTCAAAGTTTTAATAAATTACTATGGAGAACTGATCAAGAATATAATATAAATGCTATAGTATTTGAAACGTTTTTTGGAGGAAGTCAACCAAAATATTCTACACCGAACTATACATGGTCTTACTTTAAAAATATACAATTACAAAAAATTAATTAAATAATAAATTATTATTATTTAATTTTTAAAAATTACTTTTTGATTTTAAACACTAGCCATTTCAATTTGTGAACGTCTTTTATTTTGTTCATAATTATGTGTAACCCATGAATACATACCAATATTATACAACATTACTGTAAATACAATTACTGTAGTAAAGAATGTAAATATTTTATTTACAATTAAACTTAAAAATAATTTATGATATTGATTTCTAAGATGACTATTAAACAAAGAATATATCATAAAACAAAAGACAGGAAATACTAATATAACAATATATGCTAGTAAATTTAAAATTTGTTGATCATAAAATCTTGATAATAAATATATAAAGTATAGTGTATTAAATAATCTGAAATAAATTAAAGATAATCTTAAAACATTTATAAAATTAAAAAAACGTAATACAAAATTTATATTTGGTGCAATAATATTTATTAAACTATTGAAAAACATATTATTACACCAACGTTTTCTTTGATTTATATAACTATTAAATGAATCTGGTGTAATTGTATAAACATGTGCTCTAGTATCCATTACTATTTTTGCTTTAGAATTTGTATAAATTAATGAACTTGTAAATCTTCTGTCAGTTCCTATATTTTGAACACTAGATTTAATTAAATCCTTTTCACTACTTGTTTGAGAATATATAGTCATTGCCTCTGCACATTCAGATTGAATTTTATACATTGTATTACATCCTGGTAAACATAACACCTGATTAAATAAATCTTCATTTGTTCTTCTCATAAATTGACCATATAAATATTGATAGTTTTGTAGCCAATTCCAAAATATTTTACCGTAATTTTCATCTACATTTACAATACCACAACAAGCTGTAGCATCTCTAGTTTTCATTGTATCTAATAAATACATTATATTTTTGTCAGAAATCAATGTATCACCATCTGTAGCATAAATATAATCAAATTTATTTACACCAAATAATTCTTGTATATTATATAAAATGTCTTCTCGTAATGATCTATTCTCAATATCTATATTATATCTAGTATGATTAAAAATATCATTAAATAAAATTATAGAATCTTTTTTACCCACATTTTTATATTTTTTAATTAAAATCAATGGTTTGTTATTTCTTTGACCATATGTAATTTTAATTTCAACATTATAATCATTCCATGATTTATATACTCCATTACTTTCTTTAGTAATAGAAGTAAAAATATCAGAATAATCATAATAACCATCAGAAACAATTGTTGTTAATAAATAATTTGACCCTAATTTGTTTAACATTAATGAATCTACTGTTCGTTCCACTTGGTCAAATCGTTCTTTACAAACAGGAACAAATGCTACAATTTTTTCAACTTGGTCTGATGGATCAAAATTTGGCTCAGAAACACCCCTTATAGCTTTGTAAATCATATTAAAAATAAACATTACTGACATTAAGATATCAGATGATTTCAATACTAAAATAATATATAAAATAACTCTTAAACTGCTTGTATAATAAACTAATACACATCCCAATGTATTTAATACTAATATACCAAAAATAAACATGTATTTTTTAAATAAAAAAACTTTATCCTTTATAAAATCATTTTTTTCATTTAAATAAAATCCAAAAAAAATACCAGTAATAATGACAAAAATAACCAATCCAATAACTAAAGCTGCTATTTCAGAACCTGTTAACATCGTTACACTAGACACACTTGACTCAAGTGAAGCATCAAATACACTTTCACTTGACTCTGTTGACATACTTGACATAGTTGACACACTTGATACAATTGATACACTTGATTCAGATGACACACTTGACGCAGTTGACACACTTGATTCATTAAATTTAAACATTTTATTTTTAAAAAATTAATAAAAAATTTCAATTCAGTTTTTTATTAATTAATATGAAATAAAAAAAGTCCAATAAAATTTACATTATATAAATTTTATTGGACTTTTTATTTTTTTGTTATTTTGTTAAAATACATGAACCTTTCCACCCATTCTTTCGTAATAATCAATTACTTTTTTATCATCTTCATCCATATTCAAATTAACAATTACTAAATGATATTTATTTTTTATAAATTCAACTCTGAAATTTTCTTTATCTAAAAATTTTATATTTATATTACTATGTAAATTACTTTGGACTAATGGATCATAAATTTCTACATTAGTGTTTTTGATAAGTTCTTTGTATAATTCATATCCTGGAGAATTTGTTAATAAACTTTCACCAGTTTTAAATCCTATTCCAACAATTAATATGTTTTTACTATTGTATTTATCTATTAATTCAAATGCTTTCTTTTTAGGACGTTTTTCCATCAAATTTGTTGCATATTCCAAAACTGGCAATGATCCATTCTTCATTAAATAATACGGATTAACTGGAATACAATGACCACCTACACCAATTCCTGGATAAAATGGCATAAATCCAAAAGGTTTAGTTGAAGATGCATTAATCATTTCTTTAACATCTATACCTACTTTTTCACACATATCTGAAATCTCATTTACGTATGCAATATTTACCATTCTAAAACAATTTTCATACAATTTACACATTTCTGCACATTCAGTTGAACTAACTGGTACAATAGTTTTTATAACTTTACTGTAAATATCAACACATTTGTTTAGACTAAGATAATCTAATCCAGACACAACTTTTGGAATAAGTTCCATTGGAGGTTCAGTTCTTCCTGGATCAACTCTTTCAGGAGAAAATCCTACAAATATACCTTGATCTCTAAAAAATCCAAATATTTCTCTTGTAGCACCAACATAAACAGAACTTTCAACCATAATTAAAGAACCACTTTTTACAATAGTTTTCAAGTTATCTCTAACAGAATAAAGACAACTTAAATCAATTTGTTTGTCAGATTTTACCAATGTAGGAACTGAAACCAAAAAAACATTGCAACTTTCTAAATCTAGATAATTTGTTTGAAAATGCACCCCTTGATATTTATTTTTTAAATATTCAACTCTTTTCTCCGATAAATCTACACCTATAACATCATAATGTTTACTAAAAGTATTCATTAAATGCTCGCCTACATATCCTACTCCTAAAATACAAATTTTAATTTCATTTATTATATTCATTTTTAATATATAAATTATTCTTTTAAATCATTTTATACATTTCAATTTTTATTAAAAATCTTTTAATAAGAAATTACATTATATTTGTTATTCAGACGAAAAAATTACAGTATCTAAATTAGTATTTTTATAATTATCAGTCCTTTTATTTTTTCTAATAATAATATCCGAATCATACATTAATTTTTTTGTACCTAAACCTATTCCACCAAGTAAACTACCTAAAACTACTGATAACACAATTTTTGAATCTGTTGGAATTTTTTTTAAAAACATTTTTTATACGTTTTTATAAATTTAAAATATATTGTAATTATTCAATTTTTTTAAATTATTTTATGTACGATTTTATTCTTTTAAAAATTTTTTTTAAATATTTTTCTTTATTTGTAAAATTTGTAATTAAATCTTCGTCAAAATGAAATATTTCAACTAGACCAGGTTGATTTAAAATATTATTATGAGATGGATAAAAAATATAATTATTTCCAAACTTATTATTTTTATTATCAAATACTCTTAATACAGGGTGTAATAATACAGCTTTACTCTCTGAACCTAATTCACTTTGAGCAGATCCAATTTTTTTTAAATCTGATTCAGTATGATTTCCATATTCTAATGTTAATATAAATATATAAGTATTTGTTAATTGAATTTTTGTATTACTTAAACTTAATAAATAAGATAATGGAATTTCTTCATAATACAAAAATTTATCTGTATCTTTAAAAAATACATCACATAATTGACCGTGCATTTGATATAAGGCTGATGAAATATTTATACGTTTAACTATATACAAAGAAACTGATGATATTGTATTAAATAACAATGGTATAAAATTTGTATAATTAATTTTTACAAAATTATCAATTAAATATCTAAATCCATGTATAAATCCACCTGAACTTTTTTTATAATCAAATGAATGCATTAATGAACCTATAAAAAATAAATTATTTATATTAGTGCTTTCATAATTTCCATAGATTTCAGGGTATTTACGATATATTTTAGGTTTGGTAGAAATATCAAATATAGAATCATCAAACAACCATCCTGTACAATTAATTATTTCATGAAATCCAATATTAGGTTCCATATAATAAGGACAATGACATTCACAATTTTTCTCTATATATAATAAATTATTCTTGTGCTTTGAAATAGCTATATTCTTTTTATCCCTATCAAATGCATCAAATGCATTTAAACTTTTTAACAAAAATGTATCATAAAAATTAAAATATTTACTTCGTAAATCTCCTGTATAATGAGTTGATATTGCTGGTATTGGATAATGACCTCTACCAAGTATTACTATAGTAGAACAATATGGTGTTAACATATTAGCTAATTCAAACGCAGAATTACCTTGTCCTAAAACAAGTACTTTCTTGTTTTTGTAATAATTTAAATTTTCAGATTTTAAAAAATAATTAATAGGATATTCTGAATAATGTTTTGAATATAATTCTACATTTACAATATTTGGAATATTTGGTTTTGATAATCCAGTCGCTATAACAAGATTTTTACAAGACCATATATTATCTTTATCACTTGATAAATAAAATATATTATCCCTTTTTACAATATTTTTTATACATGTATTATATGTTATATTTAATTGATGTTTTTCCGCAAAATTATTAAAATATTCTACTAATTCATCTCTTGAAGGATAATAACTATTAGAAAAATCTTTCATTTGAATCTCAAAATTATTTAATAACGAATTCCAATCATGCCTTAAATTAAACTCTTTATTATTATATCCAGTGTATTTTTTATTTATTGATATAAGTTCATTTGAATGAGGATATTTACTAAAAAAAGATCCTGGTGAGCTATTCTTTTCCAATATAAGGTATTTCTCATTTATCTGTTTTAAAAAATATCCTAATTGCAAACCTGAAGGACCACATCCTAATATAATTGTATCTACAAAAATAGTCATAAATAATTAAACTCATGAAATATATAAAAAATATAATACAAACGATATATGTATAGTATAAAAATTATCAAGTAAAAGAATATTTTTCTTGTAATCTTAAAACAGCCTGTTCTTTCATTTTTGCTTCAATATCTAAATTTATTTTAGTCGTTTCCAATGTTTTTATTAATGCCAATGGTAAATTTTCAACATAATCTGAATGTGCTCTTCTAGCTGTTATCGAATCACTTATTTTTACACCTCGCTTAGATTCAGATAAATGAAATAATGGAGTAATATCCCTGGATTTCCATATATCCAAAACATCATTTGTTATTTTTATTAAAGCGTCTTCATCTTTAATTGTTCCTGGATTAATATTATGATGATGATAATCAAGTACTACAGGAATTTTCAATAATTTAGATACTTCAAGTAAATCTTCTATTGAATAAGCCATTTCACAGTTTTCTAACACAAGTCTTGATCTTGAACTTTCAGATAATTTATAAAAATTTTCTTTAAAACGTTGTAATGCGAGTTCTTTTCCACCATTTTTTGAACCTCCATGAATAACAATTACACTATCCCTTCCACAATTCATCATATCTAATATTTTTGCATGAAGATCAATGTCAATTACACTTTTTTCTACAACTGATTCTCTATGCGATGTTAATTGATTATATTGTCCTGGATGAAAAGTTAAAGTTTGATTGTAATGTTTTGCTATTTCTCCAATTTCTTCTAGTCTCGATCTAAATTGTTCTAAATCATAAATAGAATAGAAATCTGGATGACTTGCAAATGGAAACATTTCACTAGACATTCTATATAAAAAAATGTTGTTCTTGTAATTCCATCTAAAAATAGCTGGTAAATCATTTATATTTTGCCAAGCTAATTGGTAGATATATTCTATACCTTTACTATTTACAGTATCTAAACGACAAGTTCTAGAACAAAAAATACCAAGATTACGTAATTCTGTATTAATACAACAATATCCCATATTTAAATTGTTTAAAATCATTATTATTACACAATTAATAATAATTTATATTTATAATTCAATTATTTTAATTTAAGAATAAGCTGGTGGTGATGTATGACGAGCTTGAATTTTTTCTAATAATTTTTCAGATTTAAGTCTTGAAATATCTCTTTTAGCTTTTTCAGCATAAAGATTTTTAATATCTTGCTTTTCTTTAAATTCATCTATTTTAGCTCCTATATCTGATCCTATTGATTTAACTCCAGAGCTTACTTTTTCACCAATTGATTTAACACCAGAACTTAATTTCGCCCCTAATGATTTGAATCCTGTACTTAATGAAGCCGCTGCTTTAGAAGCAGTTTCAGATGCACTTGTTAATAATTGTTTCATTTTTTCTTTAGATGAGTTAATTGCATTTTCAACTTTACCTATAGCTTCTTTAATTTTTCTTTTACGTTCTTCACTTTTTTCAGCAGCTAATTGAGCTTGTAATTCAGCTAATTCTTTTTTCTTTTCAGCTACTTCCATTTCTAAAGCTTCACCAGCTCCACCATACATACTTAAAAGAACTCCCATTCCTCTCATACGATAATGAGATTTAACTCGTCTCTTTTTAGCAGAAGACTTCTTTTTAGCAGATCTTCGTTTAGCTGATCTTCGTTTAGCAGATCTTCGTTTAGCAGAAGACTTTTTCTTAGAAGATCTCTTTTTAGCAGATCTTCGTTTAGCTGAAGACTTTTTCTTAGAAGATCTCTTTTTAGCAGATCTTCGTTTAGCTGAAGACTTTTTCTTAGAAGATCTCTTTTTAGCAGATCTTCGTTTAGCTGAAGACTTTTTCTTAGAAGATCTTCGTTTAGCAGAAGACTTTTTCTTAGAAGATCTTCGTTTAGCGGATCTTCGTTTAGCAGAAGACTTTTTCTTAGCGGATCTTCGTTTAGCGGATCTTCGTTTAGCAGAAGACTTTTTCTTAGCGGATCTTCGTTTAGCGGATCTTCCTTTAGCAGATCTTCGTTTAGTAGAAGACTTTTTCTTAGCGGATCTCTGTTTAGCTGACCTTCGTTTAACTGATCGTTTTTTAGCAGAAGCTCGTTTTTTTAGAGAAGTGTATTTTGGAGAAACTTTTTTACGTGAACTATATTTTTTTGCAGAAACTTTCATTATATTATTATACAATAGTACAATAAAAAATTTTTATATATTTTAATTAAATTTTATTATTTAAAAAAATAAGATTATAAGATAATATACAATATTAAATTATGACAATTTTTTTAATCGGTATGTGTTATGCTGGTAAAACAACAATTGGAAAATTTCTATCTCAAAAATTAAATAAAAGAGGAATAGATTCAAGAGACATTTTTATGACTAAATTTAATATGTCTGAAAATGAATATTTAATAAAATATGGAAAAAGTAAATTTCAAGAAGCTGAAGAATTATCAATATCTCAAGATTTTGGCGATTGTATTGTATCATTGGGTGGCTCTGCTATTTATTATACTAAACAAATCCAATATATTCTTGATAATTATACAGTTATTTGGTTAGATGCACCATTAGATGTTATATTAAAAAGAAAATCTAATGAAAATTGGGAAAGACCAATTGTTTTTCCAGATGGCATAAAAACATTTCAAGATCTATATTATCAACGTAAAGAACTTTATGAAAAATATCATACAATTAGAATACCAATTAAAGAAACTGATTCTATATATGATGTTGTTGATAATATTATACTTAGATTAAAATTATCAAAATAAAATAACGGATATTCATGTAATTAAGCCCAAATGATCTTAACATTTGGGCTTAATATTTTTATATTTTTATATTTTTATATTTTTATATTTTCTGTGTCATTTATTTCATCAAGTGCAAGATGACTTTGAACATAAAAGTCTTTTTCAAATTTAAATTGGTAATTCATATTATTATATATGTTTGGAACTAATTCCGTAAGTTCAACTGTACTTAGATTTATAACAGTACCTGCATTTACCTTATGTTTACTATTCACACGATCTTTTTTATAATTATAATTGCAAACAATAATATCATTATCATAGACAATTAAATTACTGTTACATTTCTTACATTTACGATAAATCCAATTAGCAACTATTCTATTACTGTAATTTTCAGTTTTTCTACACAAACAAGTAACACGATACATTTAGACAAAAAATTATTATTTTCATTTTAATTTCAATTTTTTATTTAAGCACGACTATAAGTAATATTAGTATAATTTTTTTATTTAAATATAATAGAGTATGAAAACATTTATTCGATGGCAGGGTAATAAAAGTAAACATATTAATAAATTTATCGAATATATACCTGAATTCACTGGTACTTATATAGAACCATTTGTTGGTAGTGGAGCACTCCTTTTAAAATTGCAGCCTAAAAAATGGATTATAAACGATATTAATAAAGATTTAATTAATATATGGAATCAAGTTAAAACCAATCCGAATGAAATTATTACAGAATTTAAACGTTTCGGAGATCATTTCAAACCATTATCTAAAAATGACAAAGTTACTTACTGTAAAGAAATAACATTAAAAATAGAATCAATGCCATATGATTTAAAAAGAGCATCTCTCTATTTATTAATGAAATTTTGTTCTTATACAGGTGATATAATTTATAATAATAATTTTTTTTTTAAAAGTTTAGATATGAATATTTTTATTAGAAATTATTATCCATTTTTAATACAAAATAATTATAATAATATTATTGAAGTTAGTAAATTTTTAAATAATTCCAACGGAAAAATATATAATACGAACTATGAAAAAATTTTAAATAAATCTAAAAATGGAGACTTTGTTTTCTTAGATCCACCTTATATAGAACATCATAAATATGAATTTAATTACAATAAAAATGAAGTTTTAGATGAATCTTTTATAATTGGACTTTATCAACAAGTAAAACAATTAGATACGAAAGGTGTTAAGTGGTTAATGACACAAGCTGATACTAAACAAATAAAAGAAATATTTAAAGAATATCATATTAAAAATTTTCAAGTATATCGTATGGGTTCAAAAAGTTATGTTAATGAATTACTTATAATGAATTATACTATATAATATATTCATGTAATTAAGCCCAAATGATCATAACATTTGGGCTTAATATTTTTTTAGTTTTTATATTTTTAGTTTTTTAATTTTATATTTTATCAATGTATTCTCTAATATTATTATTCAATTTAATTTTATCATTTTTATAATCCCATAATTTACCATATTGAGATTTCAAACTATGACCACTCTTTATATTACTCAAAAATTCATCGTCTGATTTTTTATAATTCATATCATTTTTAAATTCTTCAAATGTAATTGAATCCTTACATTTATACAAAAAGTTAATCATTTTTCCAACTAATGTATCACCGTTAATCCATTTATGTAAACTTACTAATTTCACACCATCAATTTCACTTTCATCTGTAGTATATCCACTATCAGATTCCGTATCTTCTGTGTCTTCCCAGAATACCATATCTTTTTCAAGTTTTAACGTTTTTCTATCCACTGGTCTTGACATCTTCCATAGGGCAATATCTGAAATCAAATCTTCATCCACCTTATTACCATTTTCTTTTATTGCCTTTACAATTTCCTTTTGATTCTGTATAAATGTCATATAGTTATTGTATACGTCATCTGTAGTATAAAGTCTTCTTGATAATTTTGATTGGGCTGTTCCTGTTAATCTTCCAATTGCCTGACACAATGCTACACAGTGAAGTTGATTTCCAGGTTTATATATCATAGTTGTTGCAGTTAATGGATTTTCCTTATGGTCTGATACAAAACTTATACCTCTTGAAATCAAGTCTTTACCAATTGTTAAAACTACTTTGCAATCACAAGATTGTAAATATCCGTAAAATTTACTGATAACTATATCCCGTTTATTAACGTTAATAACATTATTGTCCATAGTATATTTTAAATCAAGTGTTTCTATTTTATTTATAAACATTGTTTTTTGCTTTTTCATTCTAAAAACAACTTTAATACCATCACTGTTGTACATAGTAACAGCATCTAAACCTGTTTGTTTTAAATTTGAGACGATGTCATTAAAAACTTTCATTTGATTGTTATCATTTTCATCAGAATCTTTATTTCTTTCAACACAATACAAGATTATACCACCTTCTTGTTTTCGAAGACGTACTTCACGTGCAAGAATTCTTGTAATTTGTCCTGTTGAAAAATCATTTAATTCATTGAAGTTAATTTTATCGTGACCAATATAATTATCTGGAATTGGTAGATCCCATAAGTAACCAGGTTTATGAATATAAACAACGTTTTCTGGTGTAGCAGACACAAAGACACGTTTAACACTAATTCCTCTATCAGATGTTTTTTGAGTAAATTCAATCCATTTTTTATGACTTTCTGGTTGATTAGCGACATCTGTAATGTTGCGTGCTTTAGTTACAACATCACCTTCATCGTTAATAATACAAACGGCACTAAAATGTTTTTGTTCGTGAATTGAGATAATTTTTTCATATGTTTTTTGTATTTGAGTTTTATTATCAAGAAGACAGATAACAAATGTGTTGTATTCTTCCATATTTTCAACCATTCGATCAAAATTTTTATTGTCAACAGTAGTAATGAAACAATTTTTAAACGTATCATAGTCTTCTTCAACTGTTTTTACCAAACGATTAAATAATTGTATCATTTGATCTTTTTTATTGTCAGAAGAAATAACAATACTAATACCACGTGAAACACAGTCTTTAACAATATTTATAATAGCGTTTGTTTTACCAACTTGAGTAGGAGCATAAGTCAAGACTTTACGTTCATTATAAATTGTAGTTTCAGTAACACGTGTTTCTTTGATGTCATCGGTTAAAAGATAGTCCATAAATTGACTATAATTAGAATTAATTTTATCAAATTCTTGAAGCCATTGGTCGATTTCAATGATACGAGTTTGAATCATTTTTTTAACAATAGAGTCGTCGTTTTCTAAACGTAACATAGAAGACATAATATTGGATTTTTCCAACATAATAGCGTTTTTATTAGCAAGAGTAAAAGGAGCAGCAGTAGTAGTCATAATAGTAGTACAAAAATTATAGAAATTTAAAAACAATTCAATTTTTTATAGTTTTGCTTTATTTATGGTTTTAAATTTACCTGATTTATAAAAATTATAAAAAATTGAATAAATGATATATATTTATTTATTTAATTAAGTATGTCTATTTATCAAACATCGCAGCAAGATTATGAGCAACAATTGCTTGAAAAATTTAAAGACTTAATTGTTGAACATAATGAGCAAACTGGTTCTAATATTCCAACTGAATACGAATTAGAATTATCAAAAACTCAAAAATATGCTTTTGAAAAGTTTAAACGGGGAGAGTCTTTATTAATTTTAGGGTCAGGAGGTTGTGGTAAAAGTTTTTTGATAAAACAATTTCATAAATGGATTACAAATACCCAACAAAAAACAATGTATCTTACTTCTACTACTGGAATTTCTGCTTATAATATAGGTGGTATTACTATTAATAGTTTTATGGGTATAGGTACAGGAGAATCTTCTGTAGAAACAATAATTCGAAGATTGAAATATAAAACTAGTATTAAAAATCGTATAAAAATGACGGATATTCTTGTTATTGATGAAATTAGTATGATGTCTGCTAGTGTTTTTGAAAAAATAAATCATATTTGTCAAATACTTAAACGTTCAAATAAACCATTTGGTGGTATTCAAATAATATTAACTGGTGATTTTTTACAACTAGAAACCATATTTAATTCAACAACTCCATTAAATAACAATTCTAACGACAATAGATTAATAATAGAAAGTGAATTGTTTAAAAAGATGTTTAGTAAATCGACAATTATTTTACAAGAAAACTTTCGTCAAAAAAATGACACAAAATACATTGATATTTTAATGCGAATTCGTAAAGGACTTCAAAATGAGCATGATATAAAAACATTACAAACTAGACTTTTAGATACTGATAATAATTCATTAATTCATTTAGTTAGTAGCAATAAAAAAGCTCAATCAATAAATACTAGACAACTTAATAAAATTCGTTCAGATGACGTGGTATTTGAATGTGAATTTTCTAGATATGGTAATACTGAAACTTGTGATTTATTAGAAAAAGAATTACGTTCACAATTTTCTCAACGAGGTATAGACACTTTAAAATTACGAAAAGAGTGTAGAGTGTTACTTATTAAAAACCTAGACGTATCATTGGGACTAGTTAACGGATCTATTGGTACTGTAAAAGATTTTATAAATAATAAAGTTGTTGTTGAGTTTGATAATGGTGTTACTGAACGAATAGGAAAAATAGAATGGGAACTTGAAATGGATAATAGTAAAATAGTTGCTACACAAATTCCATTTATGTTGGCTTATAGTATTACTATTCACAAAAGTCAAAGTTTATCACTTGATAAAGCAATACTTGATTTGGCAGATTGTTTTTGTAATCATATGGTTTACGTTGCTCTTAGTAGAGTAAGATCTTTAGAAGGTCTTTATTTACATAGTTTTGATCCTAAAAAAATTACTGTTAATGAAAAATTACTCGACTTTATAAACGAAATTGAAACGATAAAAAATTAAAAATTGAAAAAAAATAAAAAATTATAAAATTTCAACAAGATGAAAGTAAAACATATATTTAAAAAAATAAATAAATTTTATAAAGAATATATGAATTATATTGAACTAAATTATAAAATAAAAAATAATCAAACTGAACTATTATTATTCTAAAATAAAAAACATTTAATATTAAAAGGGGCGTTACTTTTAAAAAAGTAACATCAAAACTAGGCTCACGCCTGCAAGAACTAATACTATAACTGGTAATAATTTAATTGCAGGCGTGAGCCTAGTTTTGATGTTACTTTTTTAAAAGTAACGCCCTTTTGATATTACTTTTTTAAAAAGTAATTTTTTTATTTTAATTAAATTTTATATATAAATTTTTTTATACATGTATATTTTAATATAATATGTCTTTATCTAAAATAAATTATGAAGCTTTGAAAAATTATTTAAATGATGGCATAGTACAAACTGAAATTTTAAATGACAAAAGTACTTTTATGATTTGTAGTTATTGGTGGGGTAAAGGAAATGTTAATAAAAATTCTGTTCATGGATTAACATATGATCAACAAGTAGATAGATTAATTTCTCAATGTCGTAAACTTAAAATTAATTATTATTTTATTAGATTTCCTATTTTCGAACAAAAAGGTATGTATCAAATTGCCCTTGGATTAAAAGGAGAATTCATAATGAAGTGCTTATTACAATTTCCAAAATACAAAGTTATTTATATTGATACTGATTTACAAATTTTACAATATCCACATTTGTTCGATATTGATGCTGATTGTTATTTTTTAAATTGGAATGAATACGATTTTGATTGTTATAATCCTTTTCAATTAGAATTACCAGGTGGTATATTAGGTTTTGCAAATACACATGGAGCTAGAACATTATTAAGTATATTAAATAACTATATGATTAAAAATTTACATTTAGCAGAAGATAAATCGTTTTCTGGAATTATTACACGACATTTTATGGGAACCTATTTACGTTGTGTTTGGTTACCATTAAATTATATGTACATGTTTGGTAAACATAAATATGATCCTACTATTGGAAAATATACTCATGTAGCTGATTTCAAAGAAGAATTAAAAAATGAAGACTACAAATTACATGATCTTGTTATGATTCATGAAGATTTTGAAACTGGTGCATTAGATGATGTTTTCTTTCAAAGAGTTGGTAAAGTATCTAGATGGCCACCAAATGTTTATAGACAATTAGGGGAAAAATTAAGATGTTTAAACGTTACTTTTAATAATTACGTTGATTTTAATCTTAATAAAAATCAATTAAAAGATTATTTACAAGATTTTAAAATACGTGAAGCTGAAGATGTTTATAAAAATAAAAAATTAATAAAAAATGTATCTAATAATATACATTGTAAATTACATCTTAAAAATTTAAATAATGTTAGTAATTATATTTTAGTCTCATTATTTGATAATACTATTGATAAAAAAATAATAACGTCTTTTAAAGAATATTGCAATAAATTCGGTATAAATTATCTACTTTATAAATCTAACAAACGAGACTATAAAAACATTTGTAAACCTACACTTTTTTTAAATATTCTTCAACAATACAAACGAAATATTGCATTTGTAGATATTACTACACAATTCAAACGAGACCCCATACTTTTTAAAGTTAAAAACATGGATTTTATGACAATAAATTTAAATAATACAAGTGTCACAAAAACAAAGTGTTCAGATTTAAGAATTTTAAAAACATTAAATGATAATTTATATTTTTTTGCATATAATAATGTTGTATTAGACTTTTTAAAAATATGGTATGAATACAATGATGATCTTAAATTCCAACATAAAAATTTAGAATATGCATTTAATAAATCTTTAGCTACAAATCGATTACGATGTTATTGGTTCCCTAAAGAATACTTAATAGGACCAATTTTAAAATATACACAAATAAATGAATTTTTCAATCATAATTATCCAAATAAATCAATGCGTAAATTTACAAAAAGCATTCAACAATGTTCTATTAAACCTAGTTTAGATGATGGATTACCACGACCCACGCATTATTATGGTAGTAACAATGGTTCTGTATATCATAATAAATATGGTAAATTGTTTTTAGAATTTTAATTACAATAAACTTTTTTTAAATATTTATATTAAGTAGATGAATATAAATATTAAACAACGTAAAGGTATATTTAATAAATTTCAAGATAATTTTGATTATACAGTTTTACAAAAACAGACGGAATTAGGTAAAGGTGGACAAGGAAAAGTTTATAGTTATTGTAAAAAAAATACTGAACAAGATTGTGTAGCTGTAAAAAAAATATATATCGAATCACAACAATCTAAATATTTAAATGACCCGTTTACTAAACGAGCTTTATTACACAGCACATTTATCGAGCTCTCTTCAATGAAAATGATTAACCAATTAGTTTTGTCTAAAGTTTGTCCAAATTTTATTTTAAATTACACATGGAGATTTAAATCTAGATCAGGTATATGTGATGATATTTATCCTAATGTAGCTTATTTTTTTAATGAATACATCGCAGATTCACAAACTTTTACCGAATGGGTTAAAGCTGAACGAAATATCGAAGAACTTTTTAATGCTTATTTTCAAATAATATATGCTATTTATACATTACAACTTAGATTAAATATGACACATTTAGATTTACATACTGATAATATTATTGTACAAAAAGTACCAAAAGGTGGTTACTGGGAATACACTATCAATGAGACAACTTATTATGTTCCTAATTTAGGATATGTATTCTATATAAATGATTTTGGTCATGCTTGGATACCCAATGTTTTAAAAAGTTGGTTTATTCGTAAAAGATACAACTCTAAAAAAATTAAAAGTCATTTTGATTTAATGATTTTATATCGATCACACCTTAATAAAACAAAGAAAAATTTCCCTAAAAGCTTTCAAAAAGTACTACAATATATTATAAAAACATTACGTAATGGTTCAAGAGAAACTTACCCAGAAATAATTAAACAAGTATGGTTTGATAAATACAAAGTTATAAATAACAATAGCTCAATTATTGATAAATTTAATATTAATAATTCTATA